CTAGGTTCGATGTCAAAACCGCAACCACCCAAACCACCATAATTTGACAATTCAAAAGGGCCCCACATTCCACAACCACCACCTCCTCTTTTAGAAATAGTTTTTTGGCATTTTTTGCATTTTTTGTGTTTTTTGTATCTTTTTGTGAATCCAATAGGCATATATATATTATATATTATTTTATAGTTTAAAAATATCTAAACTTTTCTTTGCAAAATGTAATGGATATTGAATCTTTGCAAGATTTAGAAAATATTAAAATAGACGCAATTAAATTTCAAAAAATGCTAATTTTATTTAATTCTATTGAGCAAGGTTGGTCTGTTAAAAAAAAGAAAGAATCTTATGTTTTTACTAAACCACATGAAAATAAAAAAGAGGTGTTAGAAGAAACTTATTTGTTAAAATTTATGAAGACCAATTTAGATTTGAATAAAGTACTCAATTAAAAATTATTAATTCTATATTTAATTAAATATAAAATTAATTGAATTAAATTAAATTATAAAATTTTTTTTTCTTTAGCAATATTATAAAATGGCAGGTGGTTTAATGCAACTCGTTGCTTACGGAGCACAGGACGTATACCTTAAAAGCCTGTAGGGTAGAAAAATGTCGGGGAATATCGAAAAAATAAGATATTCATAAAGCCCTTTGTGGATGCCTTTTATCAAAAAGAGTACCACTGACGTTAATCAGGGAATTGAATTTTATATTCATTTGAAAAACCCTGGTGAGAAAATCAAATTGCTTGAAACCCCTAAAACTTATTCTACTAAACAATTTTTGTGAGAAAATTGTGGCCAAGAGAAAAAACTTGGGTATAGTAAAAATGAATAAGATGATTTGAAATAAAAATTCAAAGAAATGGGCAATGAGCATCCAAGCTTCTTTAAATAGTATTAAAAAACAATATAAAAATATAACACATAGTATTATATATATATGATCACTGAATTAGACACAAAAATGTGTGGTAAATGCAATCAATCAAAACCAATAGATAGATATAGAAAATATAATGAAAACTCATATTCAAAAACATGTAAAAATTGTTTGAATGAAATGGATAAAATAAGAAAGAAAAATGTAAGAAGAAAAAAAGCAGAAACATATTTAGCAAAATGTGAAAAATGCAATGAAGAAAAGGTTTTAAAAGATTTTGCAAAATTAAAAAAGTTTTATAAAAAAAAGATTTGTCTTTCTTGTTATCCAAAATTTCTAACTGAACAAAAAAATGAATGGTGTAAAAATCAACATAATACGAACATTAATTACAGGTTAAAAAAATCTTTAGCTGCTCGGTTAAGAAATGTTCTTTTTAAAACTGATACAACAATGAATTATATTGGTTGTAATATTCAATATTTTAGAGAATGGTTTGAATATAATTTTACATCAGAAATGAATTGGGATAATTATGCTTCATATTGGTCAATTGATCACATTATACCTGTGCGCAAATTTGATTTAACTATTGAAAATGAAAAGTTGAAATGCTGGAACTGGTCTAATTTAATGCCAGTACCAATAAAATATAATTCAACAAAAAAAGAGATAGATATGTGTCAAATTGATTATATTTTGAATAAAATACAAAAATTTAAAGAAGAAGGTTCAACGACTAAATGGTTTTCGGAAGAATTTTTATTAAATTTAGAAACTGCTGAAAAAAAAGCAAATATAAATTCTTCATAAGATATAGTCTAATCCTTATTGAAAAATAAGGTAGAGGAAATGTACAGGTAACCCTCAGATTACTTTTTGGAAAGTTACTTATCGTCGCTATACAAATTTTGCGATTGAGTCTATTGAACAGACTTTTAACGGCCAAGCCGATTTCGGTCGCCGTGTGCAGTGCGTGATCTCCAGAAATGGTGATCTTGCTTACCGCACTTACCTTCAGGTTACTCTCCCTGAGATTAACCAACTTATGGGCCTTGGTAACTACTCCACTGGACAGAACACTGGAGTCTATGCCCGTTGGCTCGATTTCCCTGGAGAGCAACTCATTGCCCAGGTTGAGGTCGAGATTGGTGGTCAACGCATTGATCGCCAATATGGTGACTGGATGCACATCTGGAACCAGCTTACCATGACTGCCGAGCAACAGCGTGGATACTTCAAGATGATTGGTAACACTACCCAGCTTACCTTCATCACTGATCCTTCCTTCTCTGATGTCGAGTCTCCTTGTGACTCTTTGGCTCCTCGTCAGGTTTGCGCTCCTCGTAACGCCCTTCCTGAGACCACATTGTACGTTCCTCTTCAATTCTGGTTCTGTACAAACCCTGGTCTTGCTCTTCCTTTAATCGCCTTAAAATCTGCAGGGCAGAAAAGTATCCAACCTAAAGTATCTGAGATCTATTTTAGGGAAAATTTGTTAGGGGCTCAGAATGACATTAATTGTCATCCCCAGATGCTAGTCGCTTGTTACTAAGATGTAATAAGTGGCAACAAAACCAAATTGCGGGAAGTTCTTAAAGACGTAAAAAAAGAAATAAATTATTTTGAAAACAATATAAACGCACTTAGTGGTAGAATATTATATCATTTAATAATGGAAAAAACATGTTGTAAATGTAAAAAAATATTGGAAATTAATAACTTTGGAAAATTAAGATCTAGTTTAGATGGTTATAGATATGATTGTAATTTATGTAGGAAAGAATATAGAATTCAAAATAAGCTTTCTATACAAACAAAACAAAAATCATATTATCAAGATAATATAACCAGTTTACTAGAAAAAAACAAGATATATAGACTAAATAATGTTGAAAAAATAAATGTCCAAAGAAAAGAATATAGAAATCGCGAAGAAATTAAGAAACATATTAAAGAAAAAAACAAACAATATTTGCCGATTAGAAAAGACAAAATTAAACTTAAAAGAGTTACTGATGTTAATTTCCAAATTTCTGAAATATTAAGAAGTAAAATTCATAAAATGATAAAAGGTAAAAATACAACATATCAAGATTTAATCGGTTGTGATATTGAATTTTTAAAAAAATGGATAGAATTTAGATTTGATCAAGTAATGAAATGGAATAATTTAGGTAAATATTGGCATATAGATCATATCTTACCTATAAATAAATTTAATTTAGAAAACTTGAACGAACAAAAAATATGTTTCCATTGGACTAATTTACAACCTTTAATTTCTGTTGAAAATATTAGAAAATCTGATAAAATACTACTACACCACTTTTTCAATAATATTGTTAATGTTAATAGATTTAACTCAAAATATAATAAATTTCTGGGCTACCAAATTTTGAATGAAAGTTTAAAATGGCTGAGAGATAATGAACTCAGATATGGTAAAAATGCCCCGTATGATTTAGATTTCAAAAAATCTAATGAAATAGATAATCCGCAGCCAAGCTCCTAAAATCGCTATAATTAGATCATGGAGAAGGTTCAACGACTAAATGGTTTTGGGTCTGAAGAGAATAATTAACTCTGATGATGACTTAAGATATAGTCTAATCCCTTAAACAAAAAATACACCGAAAGGTGGGGTAAATCGTGATGTGCAGTATCACGAAGTTAAAATCAACCTTGATATTCGTCCTATTGATGAGTGTCTCTGGGCCGTTACTACCCTTAACTGCAACACCAACCCTTACTCTGGTCAATCTGGCCAGTACACAGTTGGACGCCCTGTTCCTGCCACCATTGCCTATAACCAGTCTTTGGTTGCCGCCTCTTTGTACGTTGATTACGTGTTTTTGGACACTGATGAGCGCCGCAGAATGGCCCAGAACCCCCACGAGTACCTTATTAGCCAGCTCCAGTTCACTGGTGATGAGTCGGTCGGTTCTTCGTCCAACAAGATCAAATTGAACTTCAACCACCCTGTTAAGGAGCTCATCTGGGTTGTCCAGCCTGATCAGAACGTCGATTATTGCTCGTCTTTGACTTGCGATGCTCTTCTTTTCAAGGTCCTTGGTGCTCAGCCTTTCAACTACACTGACGCCATTGATGCTCTTCCTAATGCTGTCCATGCTTTCGGAGGACCTGCTTCAATTGCTCAAGATTCTCGCGCTTTCATTGATGCTCAGGGTCTTTTCCAGGATGCTGGTGCCCTTGACTACATCCCTGGTGCCGGATTCACTGGATACTGGCACGGACCTTCGAACCCTTACAATGAGCCCAACCTTGGTGGACCTCAGGTGCCTCTTGCTCCTGGAACACCTGCTGACATTGCTGCCCTTTACCAGGCCACTGGTGGATCTCATTTGGACAACTCTGGTGTCTCTGATGCCGGAACATTCGTCCTTACTGAGACTTCTTTGGACATGCATTGTTGGGGACAGAACCCTGTCGTCACCGCTAAGCTCCAGCTTAACGGCCAGGACCGCTTCTCTGAGCGTGAAGGATCTTACTTCTCTTGGGTCCAGCCTTACCAGGCCCACACACGCAATCCTGATGAGGGTATCAACGTGTACTCCTTTGCTTTGAGACCTGAAGAACATCAGCCTTCAGGCACGTGCAACTTCTCCAGAATTGATAACGCCACTCTCCAGCTTGTTCTCTCCAACGCCACAGTTGAGGGAACCAAGACTGCCAAGGTGCGTGTTTATGCTACCAACTATAACGTAAAAATTCTTAGTGCGTTGAAAAGCTACCCACAAAGACAATGTGAGCTCTTGTCTTTGGAAAAAATGGTTAAGCACTCACAAAATATGCTAGTAGCTAGTGAAATTGTTTGTTACTGACTATCTTTAGTTTTTTATTTACTACATTCAATTTTGCAAAACACCTTGTTGTTCGGGAAACCCCTTAGAGCCTTCTACACCAAGCACAATATCGAAAGAATTGTGTGGCAGAGATTTAACTCTGGTATGGTAATAGTTAGAAGGATTGGGCGATCCGCATGCCTACTACCTAAATCCGCTATGTTAGGATATGGTAGGGCGTCAGAGACTGAACGGGTGTTGGTCGGTTATGAAGATTTAATCAATCTGAACTGGCTTAAGATACAGTCCAATCCATTAGGGAAACTTAGTGGTAAGCATTATGGCTAAGAATAATGTCCGGCATGGGCGGCCTTAACCTGCGAATTATAATTCGTCTAATCAGGGCCAAAAAGCAGTATGCTATAGTAAAGCGACCTCTTACTATAGAAAACCATTTAAGCCGTCGCAAATTTCGTCCCAGGCTAACTGCTAGTGAAATTGTTTGTTACTGACTATCTTCAGTTTGTTATTTACTACAATCAATTTTGCAACATATCTTGTTGTTCGGGAAACCCCTTAGAGCTTTTTCTACCAAGGATAGTAACGAAAGTACTATCTGGCCAAGAGTAATAAACTTGGGTATGGTAATAATGAAAAAGATTGGGCAATCCGCATGCTTACTACCTAAATCCGCTATGATAGGATATGGTAGGGCGTCAGAGACTGAACGGATATGGGTCAGCAAAGAAGGTCTAATCAACCTGAGCTGGCTTAAGATACAGTCCTCCCCAATTGGAAACTTTTGGGAATAAGAGTGCTTATTCCAATTAAGCGCATGGTTACTTGTTATACATTTTTTATCGTAATAAAAATGATATAAAATATTCATCTTATAATAAATTTATAATATGAATATGATGAATTTTGAAACTGCAAAATCACATGTTGAAAATAACTATAAAGTTATTGAATTTAATAAAGGTCATTGTAAATCAAGAGGTGTACATGCTTATTATCATTTTAAAAATCCATTTTGGAAGATAATAAATGAAAAAAATGAAGAAATTATATTAATGTATTGTGAAAAAAACACTTTATGTAAATTGTGTCTTACAAGTTATCAAAAAATTTTAGATTATGAAAAAGAAAACAATTTTAAAATTACTTGGTTTGTTGCATGTAATGGTTATATTACAGGTAATAATAAATTAACTATGCATCAAGTAATTATGAATTGCTATGGAAATGGGAAAGGAACAAAAAATGTAAGCGTTGATCACATTGATAGAAATCAATTAAATAATTGTTATGAAAATTTAAGACTTGCTACATTTGAAGAACAACATAGCAATTGTAAAGGTATTTTACCTGGAACAAAGAGAGAAAGAAAACATAATGCGAAAGAATTGCCAGAAGGAATTTCGCATAATATGATGAAAAAATATGTAGTTTATTACCATGAATGGTTAGATAAAGAACACACAAAACAAAGAGAATTCTTTAAAGTAGAGAAACACCCAAAATTAGATAAAATATGGATAGGAACAAAATCAAATAAAGTATCTATTCAAGAAAAACTTCAGCAAGCTAATAAGGTAGTTGATGATTTAGAAAATGATATTTATCCAGAAAAATCTCAAATAACATTACCTAAATTTGTTTCTTTAGTTATCACCAGAGATAAACCACACTTAGTATTTGAAAAAAGAACTGAAGATAAAAGATTAAATTTAAAGATGGTTTTACCTGAAGAATATGATTTAGATGAACAACTACAAATATTAAATGAAAAAATACAGGCAAAATATGAAAATGAAACTATAGTATAATATTACAAATTTGAACATTTATACATTTTATTTTTCTTCAAATTGATAAACTGCATTCATGATTTCAACTAATAATTTTATTGAATTATTTAATTCTTTAATTTCATTTTTCATTTCTTTTAATTCATTTTTTAATTCTATATAATCACTTTTATTAATTTTAATTAATTCATTATCTATTTGTGTGCTTATTATATTTTGTTTTGATTTTTCTGTTAAATCTTTTTTATATTTATCTTTGTTATTTTGAACTGCTTGTTTATAAAAATTACTATTTTTATATATATCATAACCTCTTGCTAGTTGTCTATGTGTTATATATTTGTTTTGTTTTAATCTAGATAAAATACCACCAGGTGCTCTGCAATGTATTTTAGATATTTGCATAATATCAAGCATATCTTCATTATATAATTTATTTAATTGTTTTTCCTCTTTTTCAGTCCAAGGTTCCCCAGCATTTTTAAATGAATTTTCTTCTTCCATTATGTTTTATATATTTTTAAGATAATTTTAAACTATTTTAAATTTTGTTAATAATTTAATTAGAGTTTAATCATAAAAATAAATAGTTAAAAAATTTATATAATTATTTTTTTATAAATTTTTATTCTTTTATACAAGTTTTTATTCTTCTACTTCCTCTTCTTCAGGAAGTTCCACATAGCCATTGTCTCTCCAAACCACTTTCTTACTATTGAAGAGTCGATTCATATTCATAATTTCCGGCTTCTCCGTGTCCGATGTAAATAGCTTTGAAATTTGTTCATCATCGCGAAACCTAATCGTATATGTTTGTTGAATATTATTTCGTCCAATGCGTCCCATAGCTTGTATCAACTTTTCTTGTGTCAAATCCAAGTCCTTGCTCAAGAATCCATGACAAAACTGATAATTAGTGCCATAAATGTAATCGCTTGATGCAATAATCAGATACAGCTTTTGTTCTTCAGCCAGCTTCTTCATGATCTCCGTATAAGTAATATTTTCATGGTTGAAAAACACACCAATTCCCATCATTAGCAAGACCTTCCAAGAATTTTCTACACCATTTAGCGCCATGATATCGGAAATATATTGCTCGTCCACATTGCTTGTATAAGCACAAGAAGTGTCTATAGTAGATGCCCATTTGTCTAGATGCATTTTTCTATTGGGAATAAATGCATCATTTAAAGACGCGGATTTTATTAAAGCTCGTAGACCATTGATTTCATTTGTCAATCTATTTAGCTTCCCCTTGTTTTCCATTTCTTCCGGGCAATCTCGAGATAATTTCTTGTCTTTTTCGCCTTTGTTTCTAGTACCAGTAGTTACGCCTTTTGTTTTTGAATTGTTATGCTTTGTTTGCATATCTCCTTGTTCTTTTAATAATTCATATTCTGATTCAAGTACTGCAAGCTTTTCATTAATTACATTATTGTATTCTATTTTTTTCATCAGTTCATCCATCACGATAGATGGTATATTTGCTTGTTGAATGCAAAATTTGGCAATCTTTTCTACGTCATTGGAAATGAAAATGGTCGGCCCAGCAGTCAAAGTATAAGCATCTTTTGTCGTCACATAGATGCCAGATGTACCAATAGAGCCAGATGTACCAATAGAACCAGATGTACCATTAGAGCCAGATGTACCATTAGAGCCAGATGTACCAATGTGTTGGATCGCATTTTGACTTGCAGTACGAATAAGTGGAGCACCAGCCATTTGAGATAAATTACTAGGACAAGAAGCATATGTACCAGGCCCAACACTTTTTGATTTGTTAATTTTAACGCCTTTTGTATCGATTGTATTATTTTCTACTATGCGAGGCGATCGAATCTCTCGAAAATATCGATAAATCATTGCCCATTTTTCTGGAAGAATATTTTTCAGTAAAGTAATATAATACATTTTAATATTTGTCATGTTTATATTATCAATAGTTTCAAAATGCCTTTCCAAATTCGTTTTGGAATTACCATATTGATTTGAATTTACAAAACTAATAAATTCCACTACTTCTCTCAAATCAAAATACCGCAGCAATGTCAAATAATTACTGCAATGGTTGGCGATCTTTAATATATGAGCATACTCTTCACTCAAATGATGCGGCAATACTACAAACCCATCCTTGTTCAACATAGGGATCGATTTCTTGCAATCATGACTCACAATATTGCAAATCTCAGCACCCGGAAATTTTGTAAGAAAATCAGGTAGCGTCTCAGTGAGCTCGTGCTGTTTAGGCAATGTTGCAGAAGACAAGACGACATTTGGTATCAAATTTTGCTTCCAGTTTTCTTGAATTGTCTTATGAATATCGTGTTCCGCATAATCCAAAGTAATGGTTGGTTCATCCCAATACATGATAATATCTTCTGCCTTAAAGAATGCCAACATATAATACATGGCAGGCAAGTAAGACCGAATATCACAAATCATTATTTCGACATTATCGCCTACACTATTGTCGACCTTCCCAATCCCACCACTACGCTTATTCTTTGTAAACACTTTTGCTGCAAAATAGTGTAGCCTAATATCGTCGGCACTAGAACAACCAAATGCAAATGCAATCTTCTTTTTCATGGAAATGGCCGCCTTTGCCAAAGCTAGACCCACATGCCTTGCCGCACAAACAAAGATAATTTTCTTTTGTTCCGACAGCGCAATTGGTGTCAACGTTTTTCCTGTACCCGTTGGCGCCATATATAAAATCAATTTAGGTCTTTTACTTTTGGAAGCAGTAAAGATTTCCTTCTGATGTTCATACAAAGTCAAATCCGCGTATTTTAATAGGCTTTGATTATTTTCGATGAATTCTACACCATGTTGAATAATAACCATTTTTTCTATGGATTCTTCAAACTGATGTAAAGTAATATGGACCAAATGTATAATATGGCGATTTAATTTTACAACATTGTTGCGAATCAGTTTATAAAGAGTATAATAATGAAAATGAAACATTTTGTCATTGTTTGCTTTCTTATTTTGCAACATTTTTTCCATATGTGTCAGCAGAATAAATTCATACAAATCATTATTTTTCAAGGTTTTTTCATCAAACCGCTCCAATCGAACACGATCAGCAGAATTTATTTTTACATCAGGATCTAATTTTAATGCTTTGTAAGAGTCGCATAATTTTTTCAAATCATCTTCAATCTTTACCGCTCTTTCGCGCAAATATTTGTTGTACAAATAATCTTCCATTTTTTCTGAAAATTCTATTTTTAAAAATGTAAAGATAGAAAGATGATTGTTTATCTTTACATTGACATCATAATACCCTTGCATAATCATATGCAATACATCCATTTCTGACTGGGAAACTGCTATTTCAATAGAGTCCCATTCTGATTTCTTGAGCTTTCTTTGTTGTAAATCCATTCTTTAGATGTGTATATAAAGTTGTACATTTGTCTTTATATTTGTTTTACTAGTCAATTTTTTTTAAAATTGAAATAAAAATATGGTTTTTAAATAAAAGTATACTATACTACTTGCCGCCATGTCAAACTTTACAATTGTTTCTATTGAAGGAAATATTGGCTCTGGAAAAACGACGCTCATGTGCAATTTAAGAGAACAATACAAAAACAACCCACTTGTCATTTTCTTGAAAGAACCCGTCGATGAATGGTCTCTTATTCAAGATGAAAATGGCACCACTATTTTGGAAAAATTTTATGCTGATCAAGAAAAATATTCGTTTCCTTTCCAAATGATGGCCTATATTTCCAGACTAAACGTATTAAAACAAGCGTTGAAAAATCTGGATCCTAATCAAAAATATGTTATCTTTACTGAACGTAGTTTGGATACAGATCGATATGTGTTTGCCAAGATGTTATACGAGACCTGCAAAATGGAATACGTAAATTACCAAATTTATTTAAATTGGTTTGATAGTTTTTCAGGGGAATTTCCAGTGCACAAGATTGTCTATGTGAAGACAGCACCTGAAATTTGCCATGCTCGTATTTCAAAGAGATCGAGAGAAGGCGAAGATAAAATCGAACTGGGTTATTTAGAAAGCTGTCACAAATATCACGAGGAAATGATCAACCATAATAATGAAGCAGAAAAATTAGTATTGAGCGGAAACATTGATATTTATGAAAATAGATTTGAATTGGAAAATTGGTTATATAAAATTCAATATTTGATTCGTCAAGACTTTTGAGTTATTTAATACAATATAATATATACATTACATGGCTGCACTTCCAATGATAATAATTTGTCCAAACTGCTCACAATTTGTGGAAATTGTAGAAATAAATTGCTCTATTTTTCGTCACGGAATATTGAAAGTGTCTGGTCAACAAATAGACCCACATACTCCTAAGTCACTTTGCGAGCTATATGTTCAAGACGATTTGATTTATGGTTGCGGAAAACCATTTAGGATAATAGAAAAAGAAGGTACATGGATAGCAGAAATTTGCGATTATATATAAATAAAATTGATTTATAAATAATTGAAAAAAATAATTTTACAATAAAAGCCCAATGAAAATCATGAATCCTGTTTCTTTGTCATTACTTGTCAATTCCGCATTTCAGCATGTAATAAAAACAACTAAATTGCATAAAATGGATGAATCACATGGACTAAAACATAGCATGGAAGTGTTTGGATTTGCAAAACGTATTTATGAAATTGAAGTAAAGAAAAATCCATTTTTAGAAGATCAACAAGGTATTATTTTCGCAGCTGCTATTGGTCATGATACTTGCGATAAAAAATATATGAACGAGACACAAGGTGTATTAAAATATAAGGAACATATGTCTGACATTATGAGCCCAGAAGATTTAGAAATTGTGGGCAATATTATTTCTACTATGTCGTATTCAAAGGTGAAGACACATGGCTTTCCAGAGCTAGGAATTTATCAATTGGCTTATCATATTGTGAGAGAAGCCGATTTATTGGCTGCCTATGATATTGATCGATGTATTATGTATAAAATGCATCGCGACAATTGTGATTATATAGAAGCTTTTACAGAAGCCTTGGAATTATTTGATTATAGAGTATTCAAAATGAGAAAAGACAAATTGTTTATAACTGCTTATTCTAAAAAAGAATCGTTGAAGCTACATCGGAAAGCAATAAAAGAGATAAATTGTTTGAAAACTATCTTGTAAAATATATTAAAAAGATATAAAGATATAAAAACAAAGTATCATGATAAGAAAAGCAGTTCAAATGTCATTGCCAGCCATAAATTTACCATCCGCCATAAATTTACCATCCGCCATAAATTTACCATCCGCCATAAATTTACCATCATCCTATCAATTATTTTTTGATGGTTGTAGTAAAGGAAATCCGGGGTTAGCAGGAGCTGGCGTTGTTATTTATAATCAAGACCATGAGGAAGTATGGGCTGGCTCTGTATTTGTCGGAAAATTGGCCACAAACAATCAAGCGGAATATGCCGGACTGATTTATGGTCTAAATAAAGCAGCAGAATTGAATATAGATTCTTTATCTGTATATGGAGATAGTCAACTTGTCATTCGTCAAATGACAGGAAAATATAAATGCAAATCACCACATCTAATCGATTTGCATAATGAAGCTAAAAAATTGTCGGAAAAATTTACACATATAGAGTATACTCATGTGTTGCGTCATTTGAATAAGAGGGCAGATGAATTATCCAATGAAGGAATACCTACAAATGATAAATAATATCTATGTAAATAGCCAACAACATGGGAAACTGCCATGTTGAAAATACATCATTGTATTTAGTATTTTTAAATACTAATATATCAATAAAAAAATAGAAACTAATTAACAACGCTCCTAAAAGAAAAAAATGGAAAAGTAATTTTAATGAAACAGACATATAACATATAATATCACTTTTATTTTACGAATATTCTAAAAGTGCTACATTTACAATTTTTGCCGGTTTAAAACGCAATAAATCCAGTTCTTTTTTTGTGGTTGGAAATTCGGATGAACCATAAATGTCCTGCAAAAGAAGCCATTCAAACAATCCGCCTGGATATACATATACATTATAGAATCCGAGAGAAGCCAATTGCTGATATTTAGTATATAATGTATGATCATTAGAGTTTTTACCATAAATAACAATTTTAACATCTTTTTTTCCAGACAAAAGCAATTGATTTATCAATTCTTCCTCTTTGTGTATATTTGTAGTATTTGGCAATAAACAATCTTGTTCTGAAACAGGTAATGTATTGATCATGATGTGTTTTTCTGGTGTTTTTATTATATATTGCACATCTTCAAAATTTATTTTTTGAATAGATTGAGAATTTCCCATGAATACACTTTTATTTATTCATTATATGTGTATTTTTTTATTTATTTATTTATCTAATAATATTAAAATAAATAAAAAGTATTTAAAAATCTATAAAAAGATAATAAAAATAAAGTAAATATACATATATGCCAAAAGTAGCTATCTTATATACTGGCGAAAGTAGAACACTTGATACCACTATTCAACATTTTAAAAATAATGTCTTGATAAATAGCAATTATCATGTATTTGCATTGGTTCAATCAGATAATATAGATTATCACAATGAAATTATTTTGAATACTATAGGCGATCATGTAAAAAGTCTACAATGGTTTGATAAAAATGACAATACTTGGTTACAAATACGTCAAAGCTGCTTGGAAAAAATGGATATTCCTGAAAATTGGAAAAACTATTTGAAAAATTCTGGTTCCATGATTGAATATTACCAAATGTATTTAGCTTATCAAGCATTAGAACGCTATGAAATCGAACATAATATTAAATACGATTTTGTTTTACGAATGCGAACCGATGTCATTTTAAAGGATTCTATTGATTTTGATTTTATTTTTGAAAAAAACTATATTACAAATATGTTGTATAAAATAAAAGATTTTTTAAATGAAACGACTATTCTATCTGAAAACGTTTTACATTTGTTTATGAATTCATTTTATAATGAAAATAGATATATGTATAAAAATATTGATTTGACAAAATTGGTTATTGCGCCATATTTGTATACATTATTAGAAATAAGTAATGAAGAAACATTTATAGATGCATTGATCCGTTATTTAACAAAAGGAAAATACATGGTTTGTCTTCGGTCCAACATTGTTTATTTTTTAAGACGTGAACTTATGAAAGATATACATATATTGGGCATAACATATGGACAATATTTGGATAAAATAAATGATTATTGGTTTAATGCTGAATCGCAATTAGACAACATTTGTACTGAAAATAACATAGATAAATTTAATTCTACTACTGATTTAGAAGGACTTTCACTATACAATTATCATCCTTCAAATTATTTTGATGAAAACAAATTAAAACAAGATGATTATTCGTTTTTTATTAAAAGATATTAATCACAATTTGATTTACAGGTTTTTATATATAATGATTTGCTTGTTTATCAAAAATCCAATGATAATCATTTATATGAACATGTGTCAAAATTCGTTGTCTTAATGCTGGCGCCGATATATTAGAATCTTTAGCGGCATCAGCTATTGTTTTGAAAAATGTTTTACTACCAGTCGAACAACACGCTTTAATAACGGGTTGTTCATTATATTGTTCTTCTTTTGAAATTCCAGAATATCTCCATAAAAATCCTTGACAAATTCTTTTCTCGCGCAGAGCAATTCCTACTGCAGTCCCTGTAGTTAGACCTAATGAACGACCTGCAGCTTCTATACTTTCATATGTTTTGATTACTTCTCCGGTATTTTTATTTATTTGATCTATGGAACGTTTTGCTTTTCTTACTGGTGGAACTTCTGGGTCATTAGAAATTTCATTTTGTGTAATAATTGTTTCGTTATTGATAATATTTTGCAACTTCTGCAAATCATTTGAATTATCAATCATTATTTTTTCCAAATTACAAACAATATCTACAATTGTTTTCACATCTATAAAAGATGATTCGAATTTGTTATTTCCTAGACAAACACAATGTTGCTTCAAAAGAAACATCATATTTTTTTCTGAAAATGGATAAGAAACAATTGATTTGTATTTCACTTCCCCGCATGGATATTGATTCTTTAAATTTGTTGTTAGAATATCAAAATCCTTTTGTCTAGTAATAGAGCATATAAATCGCATATTTTCGTATTGAAATACATATAAAAAATAACCATATTTGCATAAAGCATAACTACTAGCAATTTTATTTTTCGTTTCATGTGTAATGTCTCCTTCTCCTGTATATACATTTAATTTACTTTTTGTATCTGTTAATTGTTTCTCTCTTTTATCCAATTCTTCTCTCAAATTATTAATTTGAATTTCTTGTTCTGATGTTTTCTTAAGAAGTAAATTATAATTTTCCAAATTATATTCATTTTGTTTAATAATTTCTTTAATGTATTGTTCAATTTTTTCAATAGTAAATTCGTTGTCATTAAGTGCTAATAATTCGCGGTGCGTTATACCATCTTTTTCTGTAGTAATTAGTCGTAATCTTTTTTGTAAAATAGGATGTTTTTTAATAGCATTTTCAATTTCGATTTTATTTTTTACTTTATAGGCTGCATACAATCTGAAATTATCAAATGTTTTTTTATGTGTTTTTACTCTCTCTTCCAAACAATTACTTTGTCCAAATTTTATGACCGATTCATGGTACATTTTGCTGTTTGGTTTTCCTAATGTTTTGTTATCAATTTTGCCAATATAAATGCATTGTGTATTGACTGGGAACTGATCCAACAAGGTGTCTTCTTTTAATTGTTCTTTGTCTTTTTCGGTCTGTATAATTTGTTTTTCAATTTGTTTATTTTTTTGTTGTAATTGTAATCTTAATTCGTTACTTTCATCATTAATTGTTTCTTGAATAATTTCTTCTAATTTCATAAAATACTCATGAATTTCATGAGCTTTTTTTGTTTCAGCTTTTATACAAAATAATTTAAATGTTTTTAAATTTAAAAATATTTTTTGAATATTTTGACCACCTTTGGTGTGTTTTGTTTGATGTGCGCTATCGCATAGCGATATTTTATAATCAATATTTTCCTTAAAATATTTTTCTAGTAATGTTTTAGCCTTTATTTTAACACTAAACCCTACCCACTTCCAAACATCATCTAAATCAATGACAAAATCATTTGTTGGATGATAATTTAAATAGCAATAAAAACTTGTTAAAAACATTTGTTGTTCAAAATCACTAAAATTTGCCTTTATTTTTGAAAGTAACTTGATATTATAGTCAGAAGACAATTTTGTGATTGGATTGCTCTCAATCAATTCAACTATATCTAATTGTTCCATTATAATAATATATAGAATTATGTTTTTATATTATTTTAAACAAATATTGTTTTCGTTTTATAAAACCGAAAGCTTTTGTTTTCAAAAGCATACCCAAATATTTCAATGAAACTGAACTACAATTTCTACTTCTTCCTTCTTGATGCTTTTTGTAGCGGAAATTGATAACTCTTCGCGTTTTTTACGTGTCTTTGAATTGTCTATGGTCACATTTTCTTTTCTCTTGGATGTGCTGTTACGACTATTCATGTCCTTTTCAATCGTTTCATAATTTTCTTCAATATAGTCAATCACCTTATTTTCAAGCGCCCATTTAAAAAAGTTTAATTGCCCGATAGTGGTCTCAATACATGTTCCGTCCTTGTACGGCACGCTGATCCTTTCCCAGCGACAAAAAGGGTCAAAACGTTTTTTACTATATGCTTTCAATTTCAGCTTATAATCGAAGTAAACTTTGAATCGAATGGTGGTTTGATTGATTTGATCGGTTATGGGATACAACGTGTAGTTTTTCTTCGCATAATTTGTCGCAAACCAGTCGACAATACGTAACGAAATCTTCGATTCACCTGTAATAATTTTCAACATTTTAGTCAAATAGGCTTCATTTTTATAAAAGTCCATCAAATTATTTAGTAACAATTGATTTTGCGTTGTATAAGTTGCTTGATGATTCATTATATTCATTTTGCAAATATAATATTTAAGTCTTTTCAAATGAATTATATTTATTTTTTTCTTTTTTTATAAATAAAAAATACTATATATATATAGAATGGTCGACTTTTCCCAAATTTATGCGCCTTTAGATAAGGGATCTTGTATTTACTTTTTCATTACGACAATCTTCTTTTTTGTGGTTCTTGTAGTTGCTTTTTTCTCTGAAATCTTCATGATATTTAAAGATTTTAAAAATTTGAAGAGAGGTACTATTTTTACTGGTATATTGATGTTGTTTAATATTTTCATAGCTTATTTTGTTAACCGATTATTGTATACCATGTGCAATAAATCATTGGCTTAATTAGATATTATTCCTTTGTCCTCGTTATTCCTTGTGTAGTATTGATTGGTTTTAAGTATTGATCGCGAATAGCTATATCATTTATATAGCTAGTCTCATTAAAATATGGATTAAACCCTATTTGTTGTGTTAAATCTCTAGTCGCCATTTTTGTGTCCATTTCTTCTCTCTTATTGGATACTTTAAACCCATTTTCTTGTATACTTTGATTCAATATATCCCATGTATTCTCATCATGATGCAACGAACTGGTGTATGCGTTTGATTCCATTTTTTTACTAAATTCTTTATTCTCCATTTCTTGTACATGTTTTAATCTTCTGGATCGTTCATAAGGTTCACCTTTTGTCCATTTCCATTCCATATTATTGTATAAAAAGAAATTTATCATGTTCAACAAACTTACTATTTTATTTGAATTGCAAAATTATTTAAGATGTCTATTTATAAATAATTTTCTTTGTATATATTAAATGACAATTATTAATGGTATTGAAATCGACGATATTGATTATAAAGTCAATGATATCAAATATGCAATTACAAATAATAGTCCCATCGAAAATAAATTACATGTCATTATTGTTATTTCGAATCCTTGTTTATATGCCAGACGTTATATTTTATGTAAAGAATTCATAAAAAGAATAGAAGAAGAAGAAGAAAATGTCATTTTATATGTAGTTGAATTCATCTATCCTAAACAAAAATTTATCATTACAGATAAAAAAAATAAACATCATTTGCAAATTAAAACCACTACACCTATTTGGCATAAAGAAAACATGATCAATTTAGGTGTTAAACATTTATTACCTACTAATTGGAAAGCCTTTGCATGGATCGACGCGGATATTGAATTCGATAGCCCCACATGGGCACTAGATACGCTGAAAATTTTAAATGGTTGTAAGGATATTGTCCAACTTTTCAGTCACGCAGTTGATATGGATATCCATAAAAATGCACTGAATATATTCAATAGCTTTGGATATTGCTTTTCAAAGCAAAAAAACTATACCACAAAAGGGAAAGACTATTGGCACCCTGGTTTTGCCTGGGCAATTACTAGAAAAGCATATGAGCGTATAGGAGGTATTTTTGATAAGGGAATTTTGGGATCTGGAGATAATATAATAGCGCTTTCTTTAATCAACAAAGTACAAAACATATTAAATATGGATTATCACGAAGATTATAAAAATAGTATATTAGAGTATCAAAATCTGGCAAAGAAGTTGAGATTGGGTTATACACCTGGCGTCATTAGTCATCATTATCACGGAACAAAGAAAAATAGGCAATATACAGAGCGATGGAAAATTTTGATAGACCACAAATATTCGCCTACTTTACATTTACAATATGACGAAAATGGCATTTTAGTGCCGACAAATTTATTAACAAATGAGTTTAAAAATGATATATTGAATTATTTTAAAGAGAGAAAGGAAGATGATTGTTTTGAAAAAGACAAAGAATTACAACTAGTATTACAATCATTCTTGCTTAACGATGAATAATTGTTTTGTAAATAAAAATTTTTCATCATTTTTACGTCTACGCTGTAAGTTACATTGCAAACAAGCTAAATAAAAATTATCTGTATTATGACCGACATTATTGTCAATTCTATCGACAGACCATTGTTTGGATTCTCTCGAAATATCATATAATACATTCATTTTCTCTCTACAATAATAACATGACAAATTACAATGTATCATTTTTTCAATAATATTTTCGAATGTAATAAAATTGGATACATTCCATTTTTTTTTAATAATATCTTGTTGCTTGTAACCAGATATTTTTTTCCTAATTTCTTGAATGATTATTTTGGATACTTCTTGTTCTTCTTCTTGCTGTTCTTGTTGTTCTTTTATTTGCTCTAATATTTTGATTTGCATTTCATAATCATAATATTTGTCAGAAAAATTCCAGTCTTTTGTTATTTCTCTCTTTTTTATTTTCTTTTCTTCTTTATTTATAAATTTTTTAAATGCATATTTATTATGAGTTCCTTTTATACTTATTTTTTTTGAGTCGTCTTCCATAATACATAATATAAACATATTATTTAAAGGATTTAAACATTTTTCATAAAATAAATATTTTGCGAAATGGAGTTAAACTGAAGCCTCTATAATATATATATATGGAAGATAGTTTAAACAATGAATCATTGCCTGTTGAAGAATGCCAAGAACTGAAAAATATCAAATACAAAACCATGTTATTGAATGGCGCGCCTTTACAAGAAACTACTTGTGCACAGAATATTTCTAATTTGGAAAAATTTTTGGAGCAAGAAAAAACAAACAATAGTAATGAACCATGGTGCAAATTAAATAAAACCATCAAATATAAAAAATTACTACAATATGTAGATCTTTATAAAAAAAATAAACATTTGGACGATGAAGAAGGTCAATTGTTAATGGATTTTTTAAAAGATAGTTTGGATAAAAAAAAGTTATGTCGTGTCAAAGATGTCGTTTATGATAAAGACAATGGTATTATTAAAGACATTCCCGCGTTGACGTATACAAAATCAAACAAACATTTTACTTTAAAAAATGTTGATAAACGTATTTCTACTTTAAAATCACTTGCACCTAAAAAAGCTCATGGGACTATAAGAAATAAAATTGGTTCTGGTTCAGATGATGAAAAATTATAACAATCGTGTGTTCCAATAAAAATACATTTATAAAGGTTTAAAAACATATAAAGTAATATATATAATTTTGTATGTTTTATTTAAATGATCTAGAAGACTTGCCAAATATACTCGATACTTTGGTATTTGAAGAAGAACCTTCTATTTTTACAGACGAAACAGCAGTTGATCTTGTACAAACAGCATTACATTTGATGGATGAGTTTATGAAAGAAGATCCGCAACTCATTTTGGATCCTAATTTTCATGACATTTTATTAGAAGAAATCAAGGATTTATTATATGTTCAAATGGAGGATCATATTTCTGAAGACGATGAAGAAGATATGAATGAAATATTGGAAGATGCATTTCAAATATTTATTACTTTATTTTATCCCGAACGTTCTACAAATATAAATACAGAATGTAGTCTGATTACAAACCATGAAGATCTGGAGTGTATAGAACAAAAAATACAAGGGCTGCGAAATATTCCCCAACCAGCACAAAGAACACCTGAATGGTATGCATTTCGCTCTAATTTGATCACTGCTAGTAATGCATGGAAAGCTTTTGAGTCGCAAGCAGCAATCAATCAACTTATTTATGAAAAATGTCAGCCTGCTAAAGTAATAGATCCAGATGTGAAAGTGATTCACAACGTAAATACAAATACACCCATGCATCATGGACAAAAATATGAGCCATTGTCTGTAATGTTTTATGAGTATATGTATCATACGATTGTCGAGGATTTTGGTTGTATCCAACACCCATTGTATTCATTTTTAGGAGCATCTCCTGATGGAATAAATGTGGATCCAAAATCGGAACGTTATGGTCGCATGTTGGAAATTAAAAATCCGGTAAGTCGGGACATTACTGGAATTCCTAAAAAAGAATATTGGGTCCAAATGCAATTGCAAATGGAGGTATGTGATTTAGATGAATGCGATTTTTTGGAAACCAAATTTGTAGAATATTCGGACAGAATTAGGTATGAAGCAGATACAACATTTGGGAAAGATAAAAAGGGGATCATTATACAATTTTATACCAAAGAAGGAATTCCTTTTTACGCATATAAACCACTTCATCTTATTTCGGATGAAGGAGTTTCGCAATGGGAAGACGAAACCATCACTTTCTATGAATCAGAGCCTTATCATTATAGTTTTACAAAATATATTTATTGGAGATTGGAACAATTGAGTTGTATTCTTGTGTTAAGAAATCGAACATGGTTTAGTAATAATATAGGACAATTGGAAAATGTATGGAAAATAATTGAAAAGGAAAGGGTCACTGGGTTTGAACATCGAGCTCCTGGAAAAACTTCTTCTAAATCTAGTTCTTTAGAACCCAAGCAAATTTCTTCAGAAATTAACTTTTTTGAATTTATTAAAAATAAAAAATAAGGGGTCTACTTTTTCTACTTTTTTAAAAATGGATATATATATATGAAATCATATCTTTTTTTATTTCTAATTTTAGTAGTGGCTTTGATGATTCCATTACTATTGAACATTAAAAATCCATTAGAATTATTGGAGGGATTTTCAAATCCTGCTTTAGCAAATACTCCAGGAATATATCCAGAGGCACAAACTCAAGTATTGGTTCAAGATACTTATCCAGCAATAGGAAAAAATCAATTATCCAACAATACTGCTGCCGACATATGGAAAGATTATCCAATCTTTGAATTGGGATCTTATGCGCAAATTACCAATAATATACGTTATCCGGACAATCCAGATGAAGGGACCTGTATGCCTGCTTCCATGTGTGGTGCATTATACGACAATGCATATTTAGGAAGTAATACTATACAAACCCTTCCTCCTGTGAAAAAAGGCTGTGGTAGACGTATTAATTATTATGATACAGATGACAATTTATTGACATTTAGAAATGATACTACTAATATATTGTATTAAATCCACTTTTAGAAAAAGTGGAGCAAAAAATAGTTTCTAACTTTATCCACTTTTTCCACTTTTAAAAAAAGTGGAGCAAAAAATAGTTTCTAACTTTATCCACTTTTTCCACTTTTAAAAAAGTGGAGCAAAAATATAGATAACTTTAAAAAAAGTGGAGCAAAAAATTATCTTTTTTTTTTT